CGCGTTGGTGACGGCCCGACGCACGAACGATCTTCATGCCAGCAAGGCACAACGCGACCTTCTCGGCGGTGACCTCATGGTCGAGGACCACCGACCACACCTGAGCGATGCGTTGGTGTTGGATGACGGGGTCTCCGTAGTCGTCGGCGCGGTCGTGCTCGAGGAGGTCCCACGCTTCGATCAGGATCGGCGTGTCGCGGAACGCGGCGCCTTGGACCTTGCGGGCGACGATCTGCGCCGGTCGGAACACCAGCCAGCCGAACCAGTCGGGGCGTCTCATGCGGCGAGATGGTCGAAGAACCCCAACGCCTCAGCGTTGGTGCGGGCGTCGCGGTGCGCCTGCTCCTCGCCCTTGTCCGTGGCACCCTGAGCGACGAACACCCCAGCCGACCAGAGTTCCCACACCCACGCCTGTCGGGTGGGCTGCCGGTTGATGCCGAAGTGTTGGACGTCGTAGCGGCGCAGCTCGGACGGGTAGACGACGATCTCCACGTCCCCCGTCACCAGCCCTCCCGCCTTTGGTTGCCGGGGAACAGGGGGGCGGTGAACGTCACCCCATGCTCCGGGGTCGTCACCCACAACGCCTGACACGGCGGCTCGGGACGGAAGTTCGACTGGTAGGCGTACTCATCGAAGCCTTTGAGCGCGCCGTTCACGATGATGCCTTGGACGGTGGCGTACTGGTGCCAGTGGCCCATGACCAGCCACTCGAACGGCTCCCCAAGGCTCGCCTCACGTTGCCCTTTGCGGTGGCGGCCGAGCATGAGCGGGGAGAGCATCCCGGCGATGCCGGTGCCGCCGCGGAACTGGTCACCATGGGTGAGCAGGAACCGTGTCCCGCAGACGTCGACGCGGCAGTCCGACGAGTCGGGGATCGTGAACGTCACCCGGTCATCGGTGCGGAAGTCGCGGGCCAACAGGCGGTAGAGGAGCCAGTCGAGGTTGTCGCGGGCCCGCAACTTCGCACGGGGTTTGCGGGTGAGCCGTCCGTGGTTCCCGACCACCCCGTACACGTGCACCCGACCGAACTCGTCGGCGGTGTTCCCCACGAACGCCGTCAGGTGGTCCAACCAGTGTTGGACGGAGTCGAGGACCGTGGCCTCGTTCGTCTCCCGGAGCTCTTCGTGGATGTTCCCGGAGAGCATGTCGCCGCCGAGCATGATGACCGCGCCGGGGTAGGTGAGGCCGGCGAAGTGGTCCCGCAGCACCTTGACCGACGATGTGAACGTGCGGTGCAGGCGCTGCTCGGCGATCTCGCGGCTGTACGCGTTCGCGCCGTCGACCTCGACCGGGTCGACGTGCTCATCGAAGTGGGTGTCGGACAGCAGCACGACGGGGGTGCCTTCGTGCTTGCCGCGGTTCTTCGCAGCAACCCACTTCGGCGGGGCTGATTCGTAGGCGTCGAGGGCGAGGAGGACGTCGAGCTGCCGCTGCGCTTCCTCCAACGCCTTCGACGTCTCACGCAGGCCGCGTTCGGCGGTGCGTGCCCGGCGTTGCCAGGTTCCGCCCTCGTCGGCTTCGTCGGCGATGGCGTCAGCGAGGTCGCTCACCAGCCGCCCCAATCGCCTCGTTCGACGGTGGCCTGGCAGCGTGCGCATTCCTGCACGACCATCACCCCGCTGTACACCCGCGGACGGACCGTGACGATCCGCCACTGGTGCTGCCGCCAGAGGAACCCGAACAGCCGCGGGCAGTTCATCGGGCCGGCCAGTCGCGGCAGCCCTCGCGGCGATGCTTCGACACCGAATGGCGAGGCACCGGCAGCCCACGGTTCGCTAGGGCACGTTCGATCGCCGTGCCCTGCACCGCGCCGTCGTCCATCGCTTCGACCAACGCCGCGCGGTCGGTCTTGTCGAGAGCCTTCACAGCCGCGCAGAACTTGCAAGGCACTCCGCCCTTGCGTCCTTGCGCGGCGATCTCATCCGCGAGTGATCCCATCTGTGCACGCCTCCTGGTAGCGGCTAGGGCTTGTCTGGAAGGTCTGGTGCTGGGGTGGTGATCGAGGGGGCGGTGACGATGTCGAGCAGTTCGGCCTGGTTCCGCTCCAACGTGTCGAGGCGGACAGCGAGCCGGTCCCAGAACGACGACCCTGCGTTGGGTCGGAACTCGGCTCGCATCTCAGCGGCAAGCGGTTCCAACGCGCGGGTGACTTCGTCGCGGACGAGGGTGCGGGTCACGGCCGGCGTTGCTTCTTCTAGGGCTTTGGGGACTTCGTCGCGGATGACGTGCTTCAACCCTCGGGCGGCGAGCGCGCCGACGGCGGCGAGGGCGAGGACAGCGCCGCAGAGGGCGGTGAGGTCGATCACCCAGCCAGGCACCACTCCAACCATCGGGCTAGCCGCCGTTGCCTTCGGCGAGGGCTTCGAGCACCGCCTTCTTGACGCTCTTGTCGGTGGCGGTGTCGTGGGCGGCGAGGCGCTTGACGGCGGCGTCGAGCTCGTCCTTCACGATCTGGCGGACGTAGGTCTGGATCGCGAAGTGGTCATCGGCTGTGAGCGGCATGTCGTCTCCTTCTGCGACGCGTCGCCGCATGTCGTTCATGTCGAGTCCGGCGGGGTCGATCTTGCGGCCGGGGTCGGATTCCTTGTGGCCGAGCATCCGGTCCAACGGGAGGCCGAGGTGGGTGAGGATCGCCCTGGTGCCGGCCACGTAGGCGTCGACCTGGCCTGAGGGCCACGGTTCACCAACACCCGAGTTGAACGCTTCGATGCCGATGCTGTTGTTGCCCCAGGTGCCGTACCCGTTGTGGTTGCCCTTGCCGTCGGCGATGACGTGGAACCGGCCGCCGCGGTCGAGGCCGAGCTGGCAGAGCGGGCCGGGCAGGTCCTGACGGCCGTTGATGAGGAGGCTGTCGACGGCCGCGTCTGAGGTGCCGGGGCCGGTGGCGGTGTGATGCCAGATCACACCGGACACGCCGGTCAGGTCACGTCCTCGGCCCTTCCACCCTGACGTCTCGATGACGGTGAGACCGGCGCCGCGGAGGACGTCAGCCAGCCAGGGGACCCGCACGTCAGACGGGGGTGACCTGGGAACGGGCGACGACGGCGCCGGCGCCGGTCGACACGCCGAGGACAGCGGCGACGACCTCCGGGGGCAGATCCAACCCGAAGTGGGCGGCGGCGGCGACGATCACACCGACCAGCCAGCCGACGACGACCGGGTTGTTCTTCACGCGGGCCCAGACGTTGTCGGCGGCGCGGGCGAGGGTGTCGAGGATGCGGACCACAGGGGCTCCTAGGCGTTGAGGCGTGGACGGGGAGTGGGGAGGGTGCGGTACACGTCGCCGATCTCGAGTTCGACGGGCCGGTCTTCCCATAGGACCCAGTCGGTGAGGTCGAACCAGGCGAACGCTGCGCCGTTCCAGTAGCGGAGGTAGACACCCATCCCCTGTTCGATCGGCCAGCGGATCGCTTCGACTCTGAGCACGACGGGGAAGATGATCCGGCCGCGGTAGTGGACCTGAACTGACGTGTTGTAGAGGCCCTGGTCGGGGTCGTACACGTAGATGCCGTCGCCGGGTTCGACGTCGGCTTCGATGTCGTAGCGGCGGGCGGTGATGCGGACGTGGCGGCGGGTTTCGTCCCAGCGTGCGAGGCGGGTCGCGGCGACGTTGTCCGAGCTGTTGGTGGTGGTCGCCAGTTCGGAGTCGACGACGCGGGTCCAGGTGAGTTCTGAGCCGGTGAACCCCACATAGGGGTTGGAGGTGATCGACGCGGAACCGATCGCCTTGGTGGTGTTGGCGTGGACGACGACCTTCGAGTTGAAGTCTTCGAGGTCGGAGTCGAGGCGGTACACGTCGGAGTCGATGCCGACTAGGGCGCCGTCGGTGCCCCCGTCTTCGGGCAAGAAGGCGACGGTGGGGGTGGTGGTGGTCGGGTAGAGGTTGGCTTTGGTGTCGGCGTCCAACGTGCCGTTCGGGTTGACGCGCCATTCCTTCCTGAAGCGGGAGCAGGCGTAGTCGAGGAGCTGGCGGGCGGTGTCGCCTGCTTGGACCTCTGAGCTGCCGGTTGGGGAGGCGGCTGAGGGGATGGTGCCTGCGGTGATGCCGTTGCCGCGGGTGAGGACGGCGTCGAGGTAGGAGGTGTTGGAGCCGTCGTAGAAGGGGCGGGTGGTGATGTCGATTTGGCGGTGGAAGTTGTCGCCTTTGCCGTCTTCGTCGCCGAGGAGGGCTGCGAGGTGGGGGCCGCCGAGTTCGATGGGTTCGCCTTCTTCGCGGCTGCTGAGGTTGTTGTTGCGGTAGAGGCCGGTGTAGCGGGCCAGGTTGAGGCCGGTGGTGTCGGTGATGACGTGGGTGGGGATGTGTTCGGGGAGGATGACGAGGTGGGAGAAGCCGTAGGTGTCGAGGTCGAGGACGCCGTCGATGATGCTGGTGGGTGTGGTGGGTTGGAGGTTGACGGTCCAGGAGCCGAGGGCTTCGCGGACGTGGTTGACGGGCATCAGGGGTTGGCCGCGGTGACGCGTTCGGACACGTAGGCGGCGTACTGGTTGGCGAGGGCTTGGGCGGTGTCGATCCCGGTGGAGGATGAGCCGTTGATCTCGTGGGCGATGCCGAAGTCGACGACGGTTGTGCTCGTGCGGTCGATGATGGGCGCAGACCCACCTGCGGTGACTGTGCCAAGGGCGGAGGACAACACGAACCGGTTGCCGTCCGAGTCGTTGGAGGTGAGCCGGGCCGCCCCGGTGATCCCGGTGGTAGCGACGGTCGGACCGGTGACGTAGAGGTCGGTCGCCGCTGGCACGCTGAGGACGCCGAGCACGTTGCGGTCGCCACGGCGGAGGGTGAGGTCCAAGGTTGGGCTGTGGCCGGTTCCCTCCCCGCGGAGCCGGACGGTGGTCGCCTCCGGGGAGTTGCGGAGGATCGACCAGCCTGAGAACCCGGTGAAGAAACTGGCGGCTGCGGCAACCGAGAACGACAGGGCGGTCGCGGACTCGAACGCGGCCCCGGCCCACGACAGCACCGTGACCGTACCCACGGTACCCCCTAGTGCAACTGACGGGAGGACCGACACGAGGCCGTTGCTCATGGCCCATCCGTTGTCTGGGTCCACGTCCCCGCCGATCTGCTTTCCGACGATCCGGTAGCCAGCCCCGCCGACCATGCGAGCGATACGACACGCACCCCGGTAGTAGCCGTCGGGTTCGGCCTGCCACTCGGCGTTCGCCTGCGAGTCGTTCCCGGCCCACACGTTGACGTACACGTTCCCGCCGTCAGCGGTGGACCGCGCCGTCAGCGACCCGAGACCTGTCGAGCCTCGCCGGTACACGGTCGTCGTCGGTGGCACTCCGTGCAGCGGGTCAGACGACGCCGACGTGACCGCCGAACCCGACCTGACCGCGTGCAACAACCGCGTGTCGAACACCGGCGACGCCGACCCCGCGACCTTCTCCAACGACACCGACCACGGCAACACCGAACCCGTCGACAACCGGCCCGTCGGATCGTTCGTGACCCGCACCCCACCAACCCGATAGAACCCATCCAACGACGCATCAGCGGCGCACACCACCGGCACCACCGGCTCATCCCGATTCGAGTCCAACCCCAACAACTGATCCCGCACCGCCCCCAGCTCGACCAGCGACCGCGCACCACGGATCATCCCGCCGAACTGCACGCCACCGGCCCCGTCGAACTCGACCTCCGACAACGCGAGTAGTGCGGGTTCGAGGCCAGCCCGGCCGATCGAAACGGGCTTGACGGGTAGGCGGCTCACGCTGCGACCGCCCGCTCGCGGCGACGGAGCGCGTCACCGATCTTGTCGGCGAGCCGGTCCGCGTCGTACACGTCACCGTGGATGTGCACCACCACCCCACCCCCACCACTCGAACCGGCAGCCACCGACGGCCGACCAGCACCCAGCAACGAACGCGTCTCCCCAGCCGGGTAGATCCGCTCACCGCCGTTCAAGTCGACCAGCTCCGGGCCGTCCTCACCCACGAGCGCCAACCCTTGCGGCGCCGACGGCGTACCCGACGCGAACGCCCGCAGCGCGTTCGACGCCGCAGCCGACAGCTGAGCATCGACGTACACGGCGATGTGCCGGCCGTTCAGCCGGTTCATCGCCCGCTCGAACTCGCGGGCCTGGTACTCGGCGAACGACAGGCCCGGAGCGGTCACCGTCGTCTCCGAGCTGATCGGGATCCCGAGGATCGACTGTGCGAGGAAGTCGAACTGCTGCTCGGTGATGAGCCCCGCCTGGCGGGTCTGGTTGAGGCGGCCCACCGACTGCCACAACGCGTTCGACATCTCCTCGGTCGAAGCGCCCGTGTCCAGCATCGACTGGATCAGCGCGCCCTGATCGGCGAGCAACCCTGAGAACGCCTCACGGTTCGCCATCGCCCCTGCGGTCATCCCCTCGAACACCGGGCCGTTGGCGGTCAGCGACTCGAAGAACGTGTTGAAGGACTGCTCGAGATCGTCCTGCGCCCCCGACACGCCAGTGATGCCGTTCAGGTAGTCGTCGATCGCCTGCGACAGTTCTTGGAGTGCTTCTTCCGTTCCCGCCGCGGCATTGCCCAACCCTTCGACCGCTGCCTCAGCCGCGTTGTTGGCATCGGTGGCGTTCATCTGCTCGTTGAGCACCTGGAGGGAGGCGGTCAGCCGGTCAGCGTCCTCCTGGACCGACTCGCCACCGGCACCGAACGGGTCGAAGACGACCTGCTCCCACGCGCTCAGGGTCTTGTCGCTCACTTCGCCCGTTTCGAGCAGTTTGCGGTTCAACTCATCGAGAGCGGCGCCACCCTCTCGGATTGCCTCGGCCGCTTCCTCGGTCGAGATGCCCGCCGCTTCCATCGCCTGACGAATCTCGTCACCACCGGCCTGCCAGTCGGTGCCCTCGAGGTTGTCGAGCGACCCGCGCAACTGACCAGCCGCGGAAGCCGACTGGCTCATCGCGTCAGCGATCGCTCGCTGGTTCGCCTGGAACCCGGCGGCGGTGCCCTTCACGGTGCTGTAACCGGCAGCGATCAGAGCGAGAGCACCCGCAGCGACGCCAGCCCCGCCCGCGATCTGCCCCATCGTGATGTTCGACGTCCGCACCCGCAGGTACAGCATGTACGCGGCGTCCGCCGCGGCCTTCGCCTGACCAGCGAAGCGGACCAGACCACCAGCGATCAGCGACAACGCACCCGACGCCGTCAACCCGATCGCGCCGTAGGTCAACAACTGGCCGACGAACGCTTGCGACCCTGCCGACGTCGACCCGAACGCCGCCGACACACCCTCCACGGCGCCCAACAGGTTCGAGAACGCGTCAACCGCGCCGACACCGACCCCTTCGGCGACCTCCCCCAACCGGTTCTTCATGATCTCGAGCTGGCCGGTGAACGTCGCGCCTTCCGCTTCGGCGAACCCGCCGGCGTTCTCGCGGAGAGCCTGCATGACGGCGGTGTACCTGTCGGTCGCGTAGACGTTCTCGTCGATGAACACGCCTTGGCGTTGGAGGGCGCCGACGTTGCCCATCATCGCCTTGCCGACGTTGTTCGCCGCCGAGACCAAGTCGACGCCGTACTTGCGGGCGTAGTCGACGATCAGCGGCGTGAGCCCTTGGATCTCGTCGCGGGTGACTCGGAACGTCGCCAAGCGGGCTTGGGCGGAGACGATCTCTTCGTCGCCGGCGACGGTGACCTGTTGCAACGCTTCGGCCTGCGCCTCGAACGCCGCCGTCGACGCGTTGGTGATGACCGGCGAGTTCGACAGGGCGTTCTGCAGGGAGATGACAGCGAGGCGCTGCTCCTCAGCGGCCTGCGCCGCCTTGAACATCCCCAACGCGGTGACCGCACCGAAGCCGACCATCGCAGCGCCGGCACGGGTCAACCCGGCGCCGATCTGCTGGGTGCGGCCGTCGAGCGTGCGCATCGACCGTTCCGCTGTCCGGCCGGTCTTCTGGAACTCGGCCATCGCCTGGGCGCCGTTCGCGGTGATGAGAATCGCGAGCCGTTCCGTCAACGCCACCCTGCATCACCTACCTTCGGGTTCGTCGGCGCCGCGGAGGTACACGGTCCGGATGAGCATGTTCAGCGTCGCGAACGTCTCGGGCCACACCCACGCCGGCGGCCACCCGAACGGCGCAGCGCAGAAGATCGACAGGTAGGCGTCAGTGCCGCCCGCCCGGTCCGTCAGCCTGCGTCGGTCCCCGTCGGGGGTGTCGACCCAGGCGTGCTCCCCAAAGGGGCAGGCGTGACCTCGTACTGCTCGATCGCTGAGACGATGTCCTGCATCGAACAGGCGTCGACCCGCCCCTCGGCTTCGTCGAGCGGGACATCCTCACGGTGATGCACCGCGGCGACGATGATCGCGGAGCAGTCCGCCGCGGTCTGCCACGGGTTGATCACCGCCCACGACCGGCCGGTGATCTTCTCCACCGTCTTCGCTTCGGCCATCGTCAGGTCGTCCTCGGTGAGAGCCAACCCGTCGAAGGTGATGCGCCAGCGCATCGCCGTCGCGCCGTCCTGCTGCCGTCTGACGATCGCAGCGAGCACGTCAGCCAACTTGCCGTCGTACTCGCCGGACATGATCTCCGCGCACAACGTCGCGGACGGGGTAGCCATGCTGGGGGGCCTCCTAGAAGACGGAGCGGAGGCCGCGGTTCAGCTCACGGTTGAAGATGAGCGGGGTCTGCGCCGCGACCTTGGGCTGTGCTGCTTCGTAGAACTTCTTGCCTCGGGTGGCGCCACCAACAGCGGACGCCTTCACCCCGTACGGCGTGCTCAGCGCCTTCTTCCGCTTCGGGGTGATCGGGTAGCCGCCACGGCGAGGGTTGTTCGCCAGGTGCGCCGGACCGCGGTACTGCACCAGCCCGGTCGCGTTGATCCCACCGCGGACGTTGTAGAACACCCCGATCCGGGCGCCGCGCTGGCCGACACCGGACAACGACAGGGCGCCAGCCTTGCCGGCTTCGGCGACCATGATCGTCTTCGCGGCGAGGCACGCCTCCCCCACAGCCCGCCGGGTGATCGCAGGCATCTTGGAACCGAAGCCTGCGAGCTTCCCGGCGAGCTGTTCAGGGGACCCGGAGACACCCACCGTCGGCTAGTTCTTGTTGACGGCGGTGGTCGGCTTGAACGACCCGGACACGTTCACCGCGCCGGAGACCTCCTGCTCGACCTTGAAGTCGAAGGTGGCCTCACCGAACCAGTAGGTGGCGGTGTCGTCGGTCGTCGGGTACAGGTAGAACCTGCGGCTGACACCATCGACGGCTGCGGTGTACAGCTGGTCGGTGGCGGTGTCGTAGAAGCCGGCGAACGAGCCGGACGCGTCGGGCAGGCCGGTGACGTACACCTTGTTGGTGTCGCCGAACGCGGTGACCTCGACGTCGTCGGTCTCGAACATGATGTCGAACTTCGACAGGAAGGTCATGGGTTCCGCCGAGGCGGTGGACCCGATGAGGCCGGCGTAGAGGCGGCCCTTCCGTCCGTGGATGCGTGCCATTGGTGGTTTCCTCCGGGGGCGCGACCCGCTGGCGGGTCAGGGGGTTGGGTGTTGCTTGGGTCCCCGGCTGCGCCGTGCCGGGAGGATCTAGGTGAGGGTGTCGACGAGCCTGAGGAGCCGTCGGGCCGAGTCAGCGAACGTCCTGCCTGCGACCGCGGCTTGTGCCCGGCGGGCGACGTCTGCTCGCTTGTCAGGATGGTTCAGCCACCAGCCGAGAACGTCGGCGAAGTCTTCGGGGCCGTCGAACGTCGGGACCATCGGGAGGACCTGACGGTTCTCGCCGCGGGCTTCGGTCAGGTAGAAGGTGCCGCACGCCGCGAGTTCGACCTCTCGGGGGCCCATCGCCCACCCGTCCGGGGAGCCGGTGCCTTCGACGCGGTACAGGTTCGCGGACGCTCGGGCGGTGCGGTACAGGTCGGCGGTGGCGGTGTTGTCGATGCACGCGTCGATGGCGTGCCCCACGAACGGTCGCAGCGGCGAGTCTTCGGTGAGGCCCTGCCAGTTGCCTGCCAAGGTGACATCGTCGGTGGGCCAGTCGACCGCTTCGAGGAAGTCGATGCGGCTCGGGTAGCCGGTGCCGACGAACACGAAGTCACGGGACGGCGCCACGCTCGTCGGATGGTGAACGTCGGGGTCGTAGGCGTGACCGAAGAACACGCTGTTCGGGTTCACGTCGCGGAACGCGTCGAGGTTGGTCGGATCGTTGAGGACGTTCAAGTCAACGGCGGGGGCGACGCGGATCTGTTTCGGGTCCTCGTACGGCGACTCGGTGTGCAGCAACACGACCTTGTGGCCGTGGCGGCGCAGCTCCTCGTACACGGACGGGTCGGTGTAGAAGCCGGACACGACGACGATCAGGTCGGGCCACCACTTGTACACCTGCGAGAACAGGGTCTCGGAGGCGAGCAGCGCGGCTTGTTGGGTGGTGAACGCCTTCTTGAACGGGCCGCCGTCGTCGGAGATGTGTGCCCGCTCGAAGAACTCGAGCCGGTCGTTCAGGTTCCACACGGCCACCGAGCATCCGGCCTGCTGGAATCCTTTGGCCCAGCCGTTGCACACGTCAGCGACGGAGAACGACGGGCCTGGGTGCAGGAGGAGGACCTTCACCCTAGAGGTCGTCTCTCGGGTAGGCGATGTCGGTGAACGCCACGAAGCACCCCAGCTCTTCGATGTAGCCGTACTCCCAGCCCGCATGCGAGTACGAGTCGGACGGCAGGTCGTCGAGGACGTCCAAGGCGGCGACGAGGGCGTCCTGGGCGGTCTTCGGGTCGTTGACCTTGGCGTACAACCGGACTCGGACGGTGACGTCGGTCGCGTTCATGCACTGCGGCGCCGGCGCGATCGTCACGGACACGTTGGTGGGCAGCCCGGCGAAGCCGGGTTCGTGGTCGTACACGGCGGCGACCTTCACGGCGCGCAGCGACGCGAGGGGCCGGTTCCCGCCGTCGGTCAACTCGGTGTGGAGGGTGGAGATCGCTTCGGCGAGGACGGTCATGCGACGGTGGGGGTGTCGAACTCGCCGCGGAGCAGCCCGCGAACCTTGTTCAGCACCTCAGGTCCGAGGAGCGAGAGGCCGCCGTCGTCGACGGGTGCGGTGGGGAACGTCTCGGTGCCCATCCCGGACGTGCCTGCCCACACGTGGCGGCACATGAGCAGCGCGGCCTGCTTGAACTTGGAGAGGTTCGCGTCGGACGCGGTCGTGTGCGAGAACCGGCCTGCGGTGTAGGTGACGACGACGTTCCCGCGGCCGTCGGGGTACGACCAGTCCCGGTTCGACGACCGGCGGTACAACGCTCCGGTGGGGCCGTCGAGGTGGACGTCGTAGGCGGTCTTCGCCGTGTTCGACTCGGTGGTCAACGTCTGAGCGTTCGTGCCGTCGTACTCCACCGCGGCGAGCACACCCGCCACCGGGCGTTCCCGCAGTCGGACCACATGGCCGCAGCCGTCATGCGACTCGGACGTGACGGTCCGTTGGATGACCGGCCCGCAAAGCGCGTCGAGCTGGTCCGACACGGCCGCGATCAGCGTCTCGATCTTGTCCTGGTCGTCGGTGGGGTTCCCGAGGACCGCGGCGGCTTCCTGGTAGGTGAGGACGTCGGTGGTCTGCGCCATCAGGTGTCCCGCCAGTACCAGCCGGACCCGTGCAAGATGTCGCCGTCGGCGGCGCCACCCCACGGGCTGTTGTGGGTGAAGGTCCCGTCGAAGGACTGGCCGACCGCTTCCATCACCGCGACCGTCGACGGGATCGTCCCATCAGGCAGCCCGAGGACCCCGTTCACGTTCCCGCCGTTGATCTTGATGGTGTACAGCTCGGCTGCGGAGGCGTCGTAGAGGGTGCCCAGGCCGACGCGGATCACGTCCATGTCGTCGCGTGCGGCGTTGGGGAGGGTGAGGATCGCGGTCCCGGACGGTTGGACGATGCCGGTGCCGTCCCACTCGAACCGGAACGTGAAGAAGGTCATGGGGCCGACGTTGACGTAGGCGCCGCGTTGCATGGCGCGGGAGCCGTTGCCGAACTCGGCGGTCGCGACGGGGGTTGCGTCGAACAGCAGCGTCGGGGTCCACTCCACCCACGCGGACACGTCGGCCAGGTCCTCGAAGTTGAGGGTCGACACCTGCGCGGCGACCGTCGAACCGGTGGTGACCGACACGGTCGACGGGGACGCCCCCGAAGCGGTGACCGACACGGTGCTGTTCGTGACGGTGACGGTGGTCATGTGACGTCTCTGACGACGGTGAAGTCGCCCATCAGGAACGTGCGGACCGTCGCACCGGTCTGGTACTGGAGGTCCCACACGTACGAGCCGGCCGTCAACGCCGAAGACGACGACGACGTCAAACTGAGGGTGAGGGCGGTGGTGTCACCGGAGGTCGTGTACGCCAACCCTGAGGTCGTGATCGTCACCGACGGGGCGATGTCGTAGCCGGGACGCAGCGAAGCAGACCACGTGTACGTCTCCCACCGTCCGCCGATGGTGAGCGGCACGGACATGGTGTCGCCTTGGAGGATGGTGATGTTGAGCGTTCCGGGGGTGGCCGAGTAGTCAGACACGAGCCTGGGCCCACCTTTCGTTGAGGCGCCGGACGTTCTCTCTGACCCGCTCGAACCGCTTCTCGGGGCCGGTGCCGCCGACGTGGTGCATCACCCTGGCGGCGGGCTGGTAGTAGACGTCCCACCCCGCCCGCCGGGCCTTCAAGCACAGGTCGACGTCCTCGTAGCCGTTCCAGAACCCCTGGTCGAACCCGCCGACGGTCCGCCAGCAGCGGCGGGCGACGGCCATGCACGCCCCCGTCACCGCAGGCACCTGACCGGCTGGGCGTTCCCAGTCCGTCTCATAGGCTTCGAGGTTGGGGGTGCGGCGGAACTCGACACCGGTGTGATGCGGGGTGCCGTCGGGCCGGTGGAGACGGGCGCCGACGACACCGACGTCAGGGTCGACGAACGGGGCGACGAGCGCGTCGAGCCAGCCGGGTTCGGGTTCGGTGTCGTTGTTGAGGAACACGACCGGGTCGCCGACCGCTTCGGCTGCGCCACGGTTGCACCCAACCGAGAACCCCAGGTTCGTCGCCAGCGACACGACGCGGGCGCCGTGCGCCTCAGCGACCTCAGCGGTGTCGTCCGGTGACCCGTTGTCCACCACGACAACCTCGTACGGGGTGAGCGGCCGATCATGGCCGACCGCCTGCAAGCACGCGTCGAGAAGGTCCGAGCGGCCGTAGCAGGGGATCACCACTGAGACGGTCACGCGGCAGCCTCCTGGGACGTCACATGCGGGGCAGGGTCGAAGATCAGGCCCGCAGTAGCGCAGAGGGCATCCCACTTCTCGGCCAGCTCCTCGTCGGTGAGCAGACCGCCTTCACGCCAGTGGGTGCCGTGCATCTCGTGGACGGTCGACGCTTCGTACGCTTCTCGGCCGTTGCGGAGCTTGCGGGTCATCTGCTCGAGGGTGCGGTACTGGTAGTGGCGGTAGGCGAGGGTGCCGGTGGTGCGGGTGAGGCCGGGGGGGTCGACGTCGTGGTTGCCCATGTGCAACCGGCGGTCTGGGGCGGCTCGGAACGCGACTTTGGGGAGCCGTTGGGTTTCGGGGCGACGCCAGCAGATGCGGGCGAACGGGTTGGGCCCGTCGGGGGGGTCGTTGGGGGTGGCGATGTGGTCCCAGCCGCCCGCCGCGACGACGTCGACGTTGTCGGGGACGGATGCGAGGGCTTCGCCGATCGAGTCGTGGGTGAGCGGGTACCAGTGTTCGTCTGCGTCGAACGGGAGCACCCACGTAGCGCCGTACCCGTAGGCGATCCGGGCGAGGGTGGTCATCTTGCGGTCTTGTTCGTAGGCGAGGTCGTCGTCTGCGAGCACAACCGCGCCGGCGTCCCGTGCGAGGTTGCCGGTGCCGTCTTCGCTGAGGTTGTCAGCGACGACGACGAGGTCGACACCCTGCCGGTAGAGGTGGCGTACGACGTGGCCGGCGACGTCGGCTTCGTCGCGCATCATGGAGACAGCGACGACCGTCATGCCGCGGCTCCGATGGGGTGTGCGGGGGTGCCGACGTAGACGCCGTGGGCGGGGAGGTGGCGGAGGACGGTTGCGCCTGCGCCGACGGTGACGTCGTCGCCTACGCCTACGAGGTTGCGGACGGTCGCGCCGGCGCCGATGAGGGTTCGGTGGCCGATGACGCAGTCGCCGCCGATGTGCGCCCCAGGGCAGACGGTGCTGTAGGGGAGGACCCAGGTGCGGGTAATGGTGGCGCCGGTGTGAACGTGGGTGTGCCAGCCGAGGGTGACTTGGGTGTCTAGGACGGCCCCCGCTGCGACGACGGCCCCTTTGCCGAGATGGCAGCGGGGACCGACGACCGCCGCAGGGTGAACGAGAACAGCGGCCCGGTCGACCGGGAAACCGCGGACGGTGGAGACGAGCCAGCGAGTGTGCGGGTCGTTGATCCCGACGACGTACTCGGCCCGGTCGGGTAGGTGGTCGAGGGTGGCGGGGCCGAGGGCGTCGACGTGCTCGGGTGGGTCGTCGTCCAAGAACCCGGCGAAGGTGCGGTCGGGGACGGCTTCGATGAGAGCGGCGAGGTCTTGGCCGTGGCCGCCTGCGCCGACAACCACCGTCGGGATCACTACGCAGCCCACCCCGGCGAGCCCATGCCGCCTTGGGCGCCTACGTGGACGCACCTCGGCGGGTCCCACTTGCCGCCCCAGA